ATCGTAAGCACGACATGGTGTACCTGCGTGTATATCAGCACAACAATCAACAACTTGCAGACATTGCCTTACTACCTCACGAGCTGGTCAAGCGCCTTGATTACAACTTCGCTGCGGACTACTACAACCTCGCCGAGCAGGCAGAGGGGGTGCCCATCGAGCAGCTAGGTGACAACTTGATTGGACGTGTCAGTGTCTTGTCTATGTTACAGCCTGAACAAGGCGAGCCCGGCATAGGCTTCAAAGCTAGCGATGACGAGTTCTTCGTATACCCCGAGGCGGAGCCTGTGGGTGAGTGAGCCTGACATGATCTACCGAGTATCGTTAGACCCTGCTCTGGGGCAGGTGGACATCATGACCATAGGCGTCGTGGGGGTGGACGTGACTGACCCCCTAGAGCGGACCTACACCTGCATGGGTGAGCTGCCAATGTGGGTGCAGGAGAAGCTGGCCCTGCTTATGATGACCCCTGACAACACAACGACCGGCGCGGCGACCGTACCCATCGAAGGAGTGGGGCGCCGCATTGCTAGAAACGTATTCTGGTTATACCCATAAGGATATAAACATGGCCCTGACCCCCGAAGCAAAAGTGAAGAAGGTTGTTGCTACACAGCTCAAGGAGCGAGGGGCCTATTACTTCTACGCAGCGACTGGCGGCTACGGTAAGAGTGGAGTGCCAGACATTATCGGTTGCTACGATGGGTTGTTTTTTGGTATTGAATGTAAGGCAGGGAAGAACAAGACTACTGCATTGCAGGACAAGAACATCGAAGAGATTCTAGCGGCTGGGGGGTGCGCTCTGATCGTCAATGAACAGAACATGCACACCTTCTGGCACGAGATTGAGACAGCATTGGCTAAGCGGTGAGAGGCCTAATTATCCGCCGCAGCAAGGGCAGGGGCTCCGTGGTGTAAGCACCTTATTTCCCTCCTCTGTGACCTTGCCGGAGAAGCACGAGACGCTAGTCCCCCGTCGCGCACTTTCGGACGTTCGGATGTACGGGGGCACCAAATTCAGGGGGTACGCCATGACGCTATCAGCAGAGCAAGAGGGGCGGCTTCAACAGCTACGTCGCTCCGTTGATAAGATGCAGGAGCAAGTAGGTAAGGGGCTCAGCCTGTACACGCAGCGGGACTACCGACTCGCAGTGCAGGCCTTGAGTGATTACGTCAACAACTTACGGAGACAAGGACACCGAGTATGAACACCTATGGCAACCTCGCCGAAACCGTCCGCAGGGTAGCTGCCTATCAGCAAGCAGAGATTCAGTATTCACCGGGCTACGGCGAAAACTATTTCCGTGTCACCGTGCAGGAAGGCAAGCGCCGTACGAGTGACGTGTTTGAGATTAAGACCGACGCACACCTGAACCGTGCTCTCAACAAACTGCTAAACCGAGCGATCTATCATGAATAGGATCGAGTGGGAGGAGCAGGACGAGGATGAAGATGGCTGCATCTCATTCAGTCTTATCGTGATTACTGACGACGCAGTGCTAAAGAACAGAATGCGTAGGATGCTGCGCAACTTAGTAGAAAACGAGAAGGCTTTATCGTCTGTGCCTATTGGCAAGAAGGATAAAGAAGAGTAAAACAGTGGTGTAGAGCACACGGGAGAACCCAGAGGACGACCTCAGGGTGTTGTGCTTTGCACCGTAATTGAGGAGAACAGCATGACGTTCGCAGACGAGCTGCGCTATTACCTCTCTCGTGACATGTGTCTGCAACATGTGCGGCTAAGCTATACCCGCAACTCCGGCAAGGAGCTTGAGTCTCCCGTCTACTACAAGCGCACCCACGGCTCCCGCTCTGACCATCAGCAATCTTTGTGGAGCGGGCGTGACTATTACCTGCGCATTGGGAGCTGACATGGAGAGCAAACGGGTCACCTACCTCGTCATGAAAAAACATGATCGCCTGACGCTGAAGCAAGGCCGCGCTGTGCTGAAGGCCCTAGCGGAAATTGACATAAACAAAGTGCTGTCTAATCAGGACAAGCCCAACCTGCGCACCGCTATCGAGAAGTTAACCGAGGCAGTGGAGGACGCGGAGTACCGCCACGAGATTCGCTGCGAGCGGGATGCGACCATCGCGAGGCTGAACCATGCTAACTGATTACTTACAGATCGGATCGGGACTCTTCGCCATCACCGCCATGGCTGTCTTTATGTACTTCGACCGGAAGAATTGGCCGTGAGCCCGGCAGAGATCGCCCGTGCCATACAGACGCACCTCGCCATGACAGACCCCGAGGGCGCACCGGAGCGCAGCCAGCTAGACAAGGACCGTCCGGGCTATGACCAGCTCACCCTCGCAGAGCGCAAGTATTACTGGCCGCGCAGTATGCGGATCACACCGATGGATGTTTTAGAGATGAGGGAGTCATGAACCAAACCGCAGGAATGCTCAGGGAAATAATTCGTTTACAGGAAGCTTTCTTAGACGCACTGGAGGACATGCTGGATGAAATCGAGGGGGATGTTGAGGATGAAGAAGATGACGAGGAAGGAGAGGATGCTGAACCCCAAGGAATCGCCTTGCTACAAGGAAGGTAGGGCATCCTTCTTCATGAAAGACGAAGAGCACAACAACCCCTATGGGATTGGCGAGCTTCGCTCCCGCATGGAGTGGCTTGCCGGTTGGTACGACGCCAAGGTCGAGACGCAAGGCTTTGACGACGTTAAATCTAAATTGCGTCAATAGGAGAAGTTATGAAGACTAAAACTCGTGGGCGTGCGCCCGTGATGCGAAACAAAGTTCAGGCCTACATGGCAAAACACCCGGACGCTACGGCAGCAGAAATCGCCGAAGTCGTTGGCTGCAACCAGAATTACGTCTACACGCTAAAGGCCCAAGCTAAGAAAGCTGCCGTCAAGGATACGAAACCAGTTCTCTCGGGTCCGGTAGAGATAAAGAAAGCCAACGAGTTACAGGTTGGCGGCGAGCACTATCGCAGCATGACGGTGCAGCCGTGGGATGCACTTGAAGCGTGGCTTACGCCGGAAGAGTTCCGGGGTTACCAGAAAGGAGTTGCCATTGCGTACCTCGCACGGGAGCGCAAGAAGGGCGGTACTCAAGATATTGAGAAGGCCATGCACCACCTGATGAAGCTGGTTGAGTCTGACGTCTTTGAGGGCGCGAGGGGCTGATGGACTTAATCACGGTGGACTTTGAGACGTTCTACGATCAGGACTTCTCGCTAAGTAAGTTGACCACCGAGGAGTATATCCGCGATCCTCAGTTCGAAGTTATCGGGCTGGGGATCAAGGTCAACGACGGCGAGACGGAGTGGGCCAGTGGAACGCCAGAACAAATTGAGCGCTACCTTAAACGGTTTGACTGGGAAAGCTCTGCGGTCCTGGCCCATAACACTATGTTTGACGGGGCTATACTATCTTGGTGTTTTGATATTCGTCCTAAGCTGTGGCTTGACACTCTGTGCATGGGCCGGGCTCTACACGGTGTCGAAGTGGGTGGAAGCCTTAAAGCCCTCGCGGAGCGCTACGGCATCGGTGAGAAGGGGACCGAAGTTCTTAACGCTAAAGGAAAACGGCGAGGAGACTTCACCCCCGATGAGCTAGGGCGCTACGGAGACTACTGCGTCAATGACGTGGACCTCACCCACAAACTTTTCCGTATGATGCGCACCAATCTGCTTCTTAGTACCGGGAACGACTTCCCGAAGACGGAGCTGAAGCTCATTGACCTCACCCTCCGCATGTTCATCGAGCCGACCCTGGACCTCAATCTCGGCCTCTTAGAGCAACATCTTATGGAGGTGAGGCAGCGGAAGGATGAGCTGCTGGCGAATGCCGGTGTTGATAAGAAGGACCTCATGAGCAACCCGAAGTTCGCCGAGCTGCTCCGGGCCCTTAGCGTAGAGCCCCCCATGAAGACCAGCCTGACCACGGGTAAGCAGACCTACGCCTTCGCCAAGTCAGATGAAGAGTTCAAGGCGCTGCAGGAACACGAAGATGATCGCGTCCAAGCTCTTGTGACGGCGCGTTTGGGCACAAAAAGTACCTTGGAGGAGACGCGCACTCAGCGGTTCATCGACATCGCCAAGCGGGGCCTGCTGCCTGTCCCGGTGCGGTACTACGCCGCTCATACGGGGCGCTGGGGTGGTGACGACAAGATCAACATGCAGAACCTTCC